TGCTTTTAATAGAATTTACTTTACGGGCAATGGTGGCTTTCCAAAGTATGGAGGTCAAGCTAATTTAATAAGTGGTTCTGGACCTTATCCAGCCGCCTCTTTTAGATTAGGCTTACCAACTCCTGCAGCTATCTCTTCTATTTCTGTAAATAACTCTTCTGTTCCAAATGCAAGTGTTTCTTCGAGGGCTTATCTTTATACAGAGATTACAACTTTTGGTGAAGAAGGTCCTCCTTCAGCAGTCACTTCAAGTCAAATAGTTGATGCAGCTGATGGGGCTAGTGTCACATTAACATTACCTGCTGCAAGTTCAGGAAACCTTAGTATCTCAAAGAGAAGATTATATAGAACAGATGTGAATGGTTTGTTTAGATTTGTTACTGACATAGCTGGTACATCTTCAGGAAACTTCACAGAAACAGTTGTGGATAGTTTGCTAGGTGAAGAATTAGAGTCAAGCGACAATCTGGCTCCTCCAGATGATGATACTTCGACACACCCTGATGGACCGATGTTAGGCATTACAGCTATGCCTAACGGAATAACAGCAGGATTTTCTGGAAAGACTTTATTGTTTAGTGAATCTTATTTACCCCATTCTTATCCAGAAGGAAATCAATTGACTAGCAGGGATGATATTGTGGGGATAGCATCAATAGCACAAGGTTTGTTAGTAACAACGACAGGCAAACCTTTGTTGGTATCTGGAACAGACCCAAGTGCTATGGGTATGGTTGAAATAGATGCAAACCTTCCTAATGCAAACAAAAGGTCTTTAGTTGATATGGGTGAATATGCTATATACAGCTCCCCAGATGGTTTAGTTTCTGTATCTGCAAGTGGAGTTTCAGTTGTTACAGAGCAAATTTTTACAAGAGACCAATGGCAAAATTATTATCCTTCAAATATTGAAGGTTATGAATATGAGGGTAAATATATTGGTTTTACTTTTGATGGTTCTAACAATGCCACAAAAAAAGGATTTATTTTTGACCCAAGAGGAGGCAAGAATGCTTTTGTCAATTTAGATTTTTATGCCACTGCTGGATATAACGACAGACTTAATGACATCCTGTATTTGGTCATTGATGGTAACTTGAAAGCTTTTGCACAAGGAACTACTGCTAGAAGTTATCTTTGGAAATCTAAAGATTTTTATAGTAATGTCGATATTTGTCCTTCGGTAGCTAAAGTAAATGCTGAATCTTACAGCTCTCTTACTTTTAAATTATTTGCTGACGGAGTTCTAAAACATACACAAACTGTAACTAACGGTAATTTTTTTAGGCTGCCAAGCGGTTATAGATGCAAATCCATAGAAGTACAACTAGAGGGAACTGACACTATTAATGAAGTTTGTGTTTATGAGAGCCCTCAAGAAATTACATAATGGCAGAAGATTTATTAAAAGGTGGTAAACGAAGAAAAGGGACAATAGGTTCCTTTCCTGTTCCTAGTGACTTTAGTCCAGAAGGTAAAAGATTTGCACAGTTTGTAAATGATTCCTTACAACAACTCAGAGGAGAAAAGGGTAACAAGCTTGACAGTGCTGTTACTTTTGGCGATTTAATAAACTCGGGATTAGCAGAAAAAAGCAATATACAAGTTGCAGGAGGCGGCAGCACTATTTCTGCAGCAGGTGGCGGTGTTGTAAATATACTTAAATCAGTTTCTGAGGAAGGTGTAGATTTCCCAACCGCACCTTCAGGAGTAAGTGCAGACGGAGCATTTAAAAATATAATTATTGATTGGGATTATCCAACGTATCAAGGTCATTCACATACAGAAGTTTTTGTAGCCGATGCTAACAGTTTTGCTTCTGTTGAAATAACAAAAGGCAGATTATCACCAAAATTTTTAGGACAAACTACAGCAACGGTTTTTAATCATGCAGTGGGAAATAATCAAACAAAGTTTTATTGGGTAAGGCATATTAATAAAAACGGAGTGGCAGGACCTGTTCATAGCACTACAGGGGTTACTGCTACAACGGTTGGTATTGATACAGTTGATTTTGAAGACTTGGCAGTCACAAATGCAAAGTTAGCAAACTTAGCAGTTGATGAAGCAAAGATAGCTAACCTAGCAGTAACAGGTGCAAAGATAGCTAACGCTACTATAGATTCAGCAAAGATAGGAGATGGAGAAATCACCAATGCAAAAATAGGAACTTTAAATGCAGACAAAATAATTGCAAATACTTTAAATGTAGGTGGCAAAGCTATTAGCGGAACGATGGGTAAGGTCGGTTTTAATCAGACTACACAAAACAGTTCACCTAGTAATTTGACTTTTGATTTGACAAATTTTTTTGGTGGGAATCCTTTGACAAGTGGCTCAACCACCCAAACAAATTTAGTAAATTTTGCATTGAGTTTTCCTGTACATGCTAATGGAGCTAACAAAAATTATGTAGCTGTATGTACATTTAAGCCTGTTGGTACATTCCCTTCAAACGCAGAAATTATAAGCACTTTTAGCGTATCGAGTAGCAGTGCTCATGCAACTAATCCATCATCATTTCAACAATTTGTAAGTACAGGAACCTTGGCAGGAACACAAACAACATTAACTTTGCTTTTATCAATTCCATCAAACGCTACAAGATATTTTAGAGTGCATGGTAATTTTAGAAATTGCACTACAAACGCTAGTGGTCAATTAGGATTTGGTACTATTAGCATACATGTAAACGGGTTATCGGCATGATGTACATTAGAGGCAAAGACAGTAATGGTGAGTACGGAGATACAGTTATAGTTTCTGAACATATTAGAAATAAAAGAAATGAACTGTTAGCAGCATGTGATTGGACCCAAGCTGCAGATAGCCCTTTATCTGAAGAAAAGAAAACAGAGTGGGCTACCTACAGACAACAGTTAAGAGATATTACTCAATTTCTAACCGAGTCAAGCACGGCAGATGATATTGAGTTTCCTGCACCTCCTGCTTAAGTTTACTAAGCTTTTCTATAACCAACTTAGTCATACGCAATTCCAAAGCTGCGTGTTCTGCACAATGAGGTCTTTTACTTCCGTTATATTTTTCATGGTGCATCCAATGAGAAAAATCATGCGTCAAACAAGCCCAGCCTGTATCGGTATTAATGTTGTAAACATTTTTCTTACTCCAAGTTCTCCAATTATGTCTACGCCCTGTTTTGTTTTCAAAAACAAACGGACATTTCTTTTGGAGGGTCCTTTTATAAATTTGACGACAAATTAATTTAGCCAACTTGTAATCTATTTTGCTAGGCACAAAATTAGATAAACCTTTTTCATGCAGTATTGTGTTAGCTGTTTTATGACCATTTTCTTCCCAAAGACCATTTATCTTTTTATAAATTTTCAAAGATTCTTTAGAGGTTTTCATTTGACCTCCGCAGGTGCAATGCTAAGAATATCTTTTACAGCATCTTGTAGATTGTGAGCTTCATACATAAGACTAGACCCAGAGGCTATTCTTCTGTCAGAAACTATCCATTTATGTTTATTCTCTAAATAAGAGAAATCGAAGTGTATGTCTTTTTTTTCAACAGGACATTCAACTGTTATTACAAATTTATCAATCATTTTTTTCTCCTTAGTTTGATTGTTAAAGTCTAAGTGTATCATACTATTACATCCAATGCAAATCTATTTAGACCAGCAAGTATAAGGATTGCTTTGATACAAAGCTTAAAAAATGGTATCTTCTTAGAAACTGTATGATTATTAGGCAACTTGAGCTAGATGATTATCATCAATGCCTTGAGATAGGAAAAGGCTTTCAAGAGAATAGTGTTTTTTCTATCGCTGGATGGGATAGTGATAAATATAATAATCTGATAATTCAAGGAGTTGATGCAAGTTCAGATGTTTTTGCTTGTGTCGCAGACCTAGAAGGAAAAATCATTGGCATATTTTTTGGATATGTAAGTGAATATTTTTTTTCCAAGAAGATTTTAGCTCAAGACCTAATAGTTTTATTTTTGCCTGATTATAGAAGCAATGCTTATGAGGGATTAAAAGTTATGTTAGAAAGATTTGAATCTTGGGCTAAACAAAAAAATGCTGTTGAAATTTGCATTGGTGCTTCAACAAATCAGGTGAGTGAAAACTATAAAAAATATTTAGAGTCTAATGGCTATACAGACGTTGGATTCATAACAAAGAAGAGGATTTAATATGTGCGGTGGCGGTGGAGGCGGTCCAGCCTCAGTAAAAGATACAGCGGCTCAAAAAAAATTAGCAGAACTTGCTGCTAAAAGATTTAATCTTTATCAAAAATATTTTGTTCCGCTTGAAAATCAATATATATCAGATGTTTTCAGTTTGGGAGATGATTCTTCTTTTGAAAGCGTTGATGCGTTCATTAATGCTTTGCAACAGCCAGAATATCAAGCTACAAGAAAAGGTATTCAAGCTGAAGCTTTTGCAAGAGGCATGGACCCAACTAGCGGTCAATTTCGAGGAAACATTCAAAACTTACTTACATCATCTGCAAGAGGAGGAGCTCTTGGCGGTGCAGAAGCCCAATCAGCTCAAGTAGATAGAATGTATCAGGGGATGCAAAATGTTATACAGATGGGGCAAGGACAAGCAGGACAGGCTATAGCTGGATTAGGCGATGTAGCAACTTTAGCTTTAGAAAGAGCAAAATCAGAAGCTAAAACTGCAGCCACAGATTATTTAGGTAGACAACAATTATTAGGCACCGCTGTTGGCACAGGAGCTGGTTTATACATGGCATCAGGAGGCTTTGATACTGCATGAGCTACGGTTTAGCACAAGGCGATGGCGACATAGGATTAGCAGCTGCTGAAGCTGCAGCTGGTGGTTTTCCTACCGTTTTATCAACAGGTATTATGAATCCTATCGCTGGAGATAATGATGGATTTTATCCAGACCCATTTGCAAGTATTTTTGTAGACCCGACTACAGAAGGAGACTTTGGGGCTCAAGAAACTCTTGCAAGATTATACGATGCAGAATTTCAGGATTATTTACAAAGATTTTTTCCTGTTGAGCAAAGGCTTATGTTTGACATGCAAGAAGGTTTTGCTGAACAGCAACAAGCAGAAATAAATCGAGCCCAAAGAACAGCCGCAAGAACATTTGCAAATATTAGAGGGCAAGAACAAAGAAGAAGAGCAGGTTTTGGAATGAATGTTGATGGTAATACAAATGCAGCTCTTGACCGTGCAGAGACAGGTGCAATTGTTGCAGCAAGAAACTTTGCTAGAATGAGAGCAGAAGAAAGAAGATTACAAATTTTATCAGGCGGACTTGGCAGTATCGCACAACAAAGAACTTCAACAACGGTATAAATATGGCTAAAGGGTTAATAGGAGTAGGAAGAGTTCAAAAAGAACAAGCAATGAGAGCTCTTACTGAGTCTGCTAAATTAGAAGCAGAACAAGAAATGGCAAACAAAGCTTTAGAACAACAACGAAAAATGGCTGAAGCACAAACAAAAGGTACACTTGCAGGAACGGGTGCAGCTATAGGTTATATTGCAGGTGCTAGTGCAGCAGCAAGTGGAGCAGGAATAGGTGCAGCTACAGGAGCAGCAGCAGGTCCTGTCGGAGCCGTTATTGGTTTAGTAGGCGGTTATTTGCTTGGGGAGCTTTTTAGTTAGATGTCTACGGGTTTTGCTTCAGGATTTGATAGTGCAATGCGTACTATGATGTACGCTGGAAGATATGCAAGAAAAGCTGAAGACGAACTAGATAAAGAAAAGCTAGAGATAGCACAAACTCCATTTGCAGACTTGCAAGAATCAGTAGAAAGCGGAGATGCTACATCATTAGAAACAGAAACTTTTGCTGATATAAAAGAAAAAAATTATGCCGCTGATATAAAACAACTTACTTTTGAAAATTCAGAAAGAACCGCACAAATGTCAAACATACAGATAGATAGAGCTATTTTGTCAGATACTTTTTCCTTTTTAGAAGATACTGCTAAAAGAATAGAAAGTGGAAACTTAGAAAGAGGCACCACAACTTATGATGTAGCAGTAAATATTGCTGCAGAATATTTAGACCAAGTTAGTGTGAATGGGCTCGACCTATATGAAACAATTTCTCCAACTTATGTAAAAGCTTTGAAAGACTCAAGAGAAGCTTTGACTCTTTTGCAAAACGGCAACCCAGAAGGTTTGGAAGCTTTACAACAAAACACAGATTCTTTGAATGAAATTTTCAAACCAAAAACAACAAACTATTTTGGTAAAGAGTTTGTAAGTGAAGATGGAAATTTTAGCGGCAAAATTTTAGATGTTAATGTTAATTTAGCAGATACTGAGCTATCCGAAAACGCTGAGTCTGTAATAGTAAGAGGTACTTTTAAAGTAAGAAATCAAGACATTTATGATAAATCTATTGCCTCAGGAGAAAGTAAAGAACAAGCAGAAAATAAATCTACAAGAGAGTTTAATAGTTTTATGCCAGATATTTCTACTGACATAATTAAACAAACCAACGCTAATAAGGGTGATGCTGTACAAGTCTCTGTAAAAGACATGATTGATTTTGCGGGAAGCAGCACACAACTTGTAAATGCTATTTTACAGACAGGTAATTCAGAAATATTTAGATTTGTTTCAGAAGCAAAAGATAATTCTTTTCGCAGAGCAAATGTGCTTGACCCTAAAGATATAGCTGACATTAATGTAAAAGCTTCAGATTTTTTTGCTGAGAGTTATGAGGCAAACAGAGAGGCTTTTATAGCAAAAGGCGGTTTAAGACTTTTAGACAGATACAAACGAAATCCAGATAACAAAACTACAGCTCAAGAGTTAGCAAAAGTCCTAGAAATATTAGGTCCAAAAAGAAATGAATTTATGAAATTTGTTGGGGACCATCCTGATGAGAGCCTTCGTGAACAAGGCTTAAAAAAATGGACAGGTAGTTTGGAAGAATCTTCAATTTTTAATGCTTACATGAATACTTTTCCAAGCAAGGCTGATATTAGAGCAGACCTGATGGCAGGACAAGAAGTAACTCCTAGAGGCTTTCCTGACATTCCACAAACAGATACTTTGACATTTAGGAAAGGAGCCGAAACTTTTGACATATCTTCAGGCAATTTTGCTGCTGCTATCCAAGAGTTAGAAAACAAATATGGTAAAGATTTTCTTGATGGTGAAATTGCTACTATAAGAAATGTGGCAAACGCAAGAAATATAGATTTACAAGATAAAGAAATCTTATTTTTATTACAAAAATCATTGAGGTAGCTAGATGGCTACACAGAAAGAACTTAACGATATTTTGGCTGAGATACAGCCGAATACAGACATTCTTGAAGAAGAGGAAGAAGAAAAAAAACAAGAGCCTCTTTTACAAACTTTAGCAGAAACTCCTACATCTGAAGAGCTTGAAAAAGAGCAAAGACCTTCTTTATCAGCAGATGCTTTAAATTCTATTTCTAAAGATTTAGAAATTAGAAAGACTTTCAAAGGACCTTCTTTGTTTGAACCAGCAGCAATTCCTGCTTTATCTACAATCAATTCAGAATCATTGCCTGACCCAGAAAAACTTAAGTCAGACCTTTCAAGTCTTTATGATTCTTTTACAGGATTTTTTACAGATGTAGTACCAGCAGGTTTGAAATCTACCCTACCTTCAATAGGTAATGCAATTGATATTTATCAGCAAAGAACAATAGCAGAAAATGTTGAAGTTGCTACAGGCAGAACTGAGCCGCCAAGCGGATTTATTTCTCCAAATCCTTTTATTTTTTCTGATATTGAACTTGCTGTTAAAAAAGACGAATACAGAAAATTCCAAGAAGAAACTTGGAACAATACTCCCATAGAAAAAAAAGCAGAAATTATAGAGAGCTTTACACAAGATTACGACAAGCTCGAAACAAGAATAAAAGAAAGAGAAAAATACATAAAAGATATTTATGAATCTCATGGGCTTGGAAAAAAAGGTTCAGCTGCTGCTTCAGGAGTTACATCTTTTGCACTTATGGCTCCTGCAATGTTAGCAACCGCAGCAACTAGAAACCCGAGTTTTGTTTATGGAATGTTACCTGTTTTCGGTTTGTTAGAAGGCTCTGCAACCTATAGAGAATCTTTACAAAGTGGTTTGACTCATAGAGAAGCTGCTGATGCTGCTAATTTGTCTGCTGCTTTTGAAATTGGTACTGAAATGATTCCTTTGCCTTATGCAACAAAAGGTCTTACTGCATTTAGAAAAATGAACAAAGGAAAGTTTAAAAATGTAGCTATGAACGGTCTTGTGACTTTAGGAACAGAATTAGGAGGAGAACAATTAAATGCTTTTTTACAAGAAACTAACAAAGCTGTCAGAGGCGTAAAAAATGAACTGAATATAGCTTGGAATTTAAAAGATGACCCAACTTATCAAGGACCTAGCTGGGTTGATGTATTAAGGGACAATGCCGAAATGACAGCAATAGCAACAGTCGTTGGTGCTGGAGGAATAGTTACAACTCAAGGTGTAGTTTCATATTCTCCAGAAATAAAATCATTTATAAATTCTTTAGACCCAAATGTCGGCAGAAGAGTTGCTAGAGAACTTGATACTATGTCAAGGGAAGTAGAATCTAGCTTTCATGCAATGGATGACACATTTTTAGACATGGCTAAATTTGCAAACAGACAAGGCATTCTAGGAAAAAACTTTGGAAGATTTTCTCCTAATGAACCTTTTAACCTAGATGACCCAAACATTGAACAACTTTTAAATCCTTCAAGAGAAAGTTTTGAGTTTGGAGCACCTGACTTTCTTGTAGATTCTGAGCTTGTCAAAAACTTATTGAAAAACGACCAGAATATTACTGAGCTGTCAGAAGAAGAAAAACTTCTTGCTTCGATTTATACAGAAGCTTTGTCAGAAGACATGGGTTTAGATATAGAGGATTTCTTACTTACTAATAAAAATGTTTTGAATATTATGGGTGTTTCTCCAACTGAAATACTAGACTCAGAATCTTTCAACCAACAAGTAAAAGATTTTGCAGACAACATCGAAGAAAGAATTACTACAGCTAAAGACAATGTGAAAGAAAATTTACAAAAAGATTTAGAGACATTAAATAAGTTTATAAATTTTGTTTCATCTGCAGAGACGACAACACCACAAGCAGTAAGTGCATCCAGAGACATAACAAGAGATGAGTTTCCCGACACAGAAGAATACAAAGTACCAATAAAAACTTTACAAAGTTTTGAATTTAGCGAAGCAGACTCTCCTGTTATAGAAGCTTCTCAAGAAGAGTTAAATACTATCAAAGAAAACTTTGTTAATGACCTTTTAACTAAGCAAAGCGAAAAAGGTGCAGGTTTTATAACGATTAGAGAGTTACAAGAAAGGGAAGCTACACAAGATGAGGGCTTAAGTTTTTCTACATCTGTTGAAAGTTTTGAAAGCACAAATTTGTATAACATACCTGAAGAGGACATTAAAAACATAATCGGAATATCTCAAGGCAACTTAGAGTTACCAGAGCCAGAATATACAAAAGATAAAACTGTTGAGCCTTCATTAACTTATCAGGAGCTTAAAGTTGTTGGTAGATATAGAAGCCCAACGGAAGTAGAAGATTTAAGATTGGCAGAAATTTTGAATATAGCTTTCTCTCTTGGTGTTCCTGAAAAAGCTTTTACAGGTGTTAATGGAATAAAAATTCTTAAAAATAAAATTGATGAGTCTCTTAGAGGTGAGTATTACCATAGCAGTGCAAACATTACTCTTGATGAAGAATATTTTAATACAGAACAAAATAAAGATTTTTTAAATTACAATGCAACGGGTACTTTGTTGCATGAGTTAGCACATCACATTGATTTTTCTTACAATCAAAACCCTGATGGCTCTGGAATATCTCTGGCATTTAACTCCCCACTTTTTGCTTTTCCTGACTTTAAAAAAGAAAATGTAAGATTTGCAGCTAGTGGTCAAAATTTAGAAGATTTTTCTTTTAAAACGGGGGGTGAAGTTTTTAATGAAATATATAATATTTATCGAAACGCAAATTTACAGATACAGTCAGATACTTTGGTATTTGGCAGAAGTTTGCCCGAAGGAGAAGCTAGATTTCAAGCTGGTTTAAAAAATAAAAAAACAGGCGGCTTGTTATCTTATCCGATGCACAGCCTTTTTGTTCATGCTGAAAATGCTTTTAGAGTGGCAGCAGTAAGAAAACAAATAAAAGAGGGTGATATTACAATGACACCTGAATTGCAGACTGCATTAAATGAAGTAGAAGGTTACTACAATAATTTCGGCTTGGCATCTTTGCGAGTTCCTAAAACAACTAAGGAAGAAAATAACTTTCCTGAGTTTTTGGCTGCAGAAATGTTTGCACAAGTATTTGCATTAAAATATACTAATTCTGAGTTCTTTAAGGCAAATGCACCAAGAACCACAAAATTAATAGAAGATATAGAAAATGCAATCAGTCTCAACACCTTTAACGAAGTTAGTAGCGGATTACGAACTGCTTTTGGGTACGATAGTTCCCAGCCAGATTTTGAAATCTACAGACTCAACAAGTCTTTCCTCAACACTAACAGAAGCTTTAGAGAACAACAAGAAAGTGAACGATTGGGAGAAGATGATAGAACAGATGCAACAGACACAAGAGACGGGCAAGTTACAACAACTAGAGAGGAAGAACGACTTAGACCGACTACAGGCGAACAAGGCAGCACTCAAAGTTCAAGAGCTGTCGGGTCTGAAACTCTAACCCCTAGAGATGAATCTTCGGGTCATGCCGCAGATTTTGTCCCCCCACAATACGGTCCCCCCGCACACGATTTAAATCAGGAAGCTACAGAAGAATTTACTACAAAAGGCTATTCTGTTTTTTCTTTTGATGCAGGGGAAAACTATGAAAAGTTAAAATATTTTCTTGACGGCAGGTATCAAGAAGAAAGACAGTTAATAAACAAGCTGTTAGAAATAAAAGGTAATCCTGATGCTATTTTGACCGTTTATCGAGCAGCTCCTACTGCAGAATTAAGATACGGTGATTTGGTTACATTGACTAAAGCAGATGCAGAGTTTGAAGTAGAAGAATCCAAAATTACACAAGAACAAATAAATAAAGCAAACAGAGAAAGATTAAGAGAAGAAGATATAGAAAAAAAAGGTGCAGTAGATTTAATTGCTGAAAGAAATAGAAATATTATGGATAGCCTTTTCCAACCTCAAGATGTGACTCCATCTAAATTACATACTTATGAAATTAGAGCTGGAGATATAAGATTTGATGGCAATGGCGGACTTACAAGATGGGGCTTTTTCCCTTCAAATGTAGTTGATATAAAAGGCGACAAACCAGCTAAATTAATTAGTTCTAAAAGAAAAGATGCAAAGGAACCAACTAAAACTCAAGATGAAATAAATAAAGAAAATGCTTTGCTCGATGCAATAGAAGCTGGACAGGTTAGAAAACCCCCAGAAGGACCTCCTCCTCCGCCAAAAGGACCAGACCCTAATGATGAATTTACCATACCGCAATTAGGTTTTTATAAAGACCTTGTAGAAGCTATCAACATAAAAGTTGCAAATAGATTTGGTAGACAATGGACTCTTGAAGAAAGCATGATTGAGCAGTTTGGTGAAGCAGGTGTTGTTGAAAGACTAAAAAAATTAGGATTGGACCCCGATGCAAAAGATTGGAGAGTCACGACACAGACAGACATTTATCAAGGTAGAGTTAAAGATTTATTAAGAGATTTACAAGAGGTTTACTACGAACCCATGCTTAAGTTTTTAACTTTAAATGCGATTAATGAAACTAAGTACAATCACTTTGTTTACAGTCTTCATGCTCCAGAAAGAAATGCTTATTTGCCTACAAAGTTTACTGAAGATATAGCAGAAACAGAATTAGAATTACTTAAATTAGAAGCCGACCCTAATGCTGCAAAGCAAGATTTAATAAATACTAAAAGAAAGCTTACTACTTTAAGAAATAAAATGAAAAAAGCTGAGAGTGGTTCTGGCATGACCACAGAACAAGCAGTTAAAAACTTAGAAGGTTATGGCATCGAATACAGCAATGGAGTTGCAAAACCAAAAAATAAAAAAGGTGAAAAATATTTACAGGCTTATGAAAACTTTCATAAACCAATGATTGAATATATGCGTAAAGTCTATACCGACTCAGGCTTAATCACACAAGAAAGAATTGCAGATTGGAACGAAAGGTACAATTATTATGTTCCTCTTAAGGGTTTTGCGGAAGACACTCTAATAGACCCTGTAACAGGAGTAGAAAAAAACAGACTCAGGACAAATAATAATTTAATAAAATCACAAATGACTGTTTCTGGTCCAACGGTAAGAAAAGCTAAAGGTAGAGAATCTTTAGCTGACTCACCTTTACAACAATCTGTCGTAGACACTATCTCAGCATTAGTGCAAAGCCAAAAGAATGTAGTAGTTAAATCTTTAGCTGATTTATCAAGGGCTTTTCCTAATGACCAATTTTGGCTTGTCATTGAAGAAGCTGGTCAATTAGAGTCTGTTGATGCTGCATGGGATGACTCAAAAGGCAAAAGCAGAGTTGGTTTTAAAGAAGATGGGGTACAAAAATATGTAGAAATTTACGATAAAAGATTAGCACAAGGTTTTGATGATTTTGATAACACAATAACAAGTCTTACCATGAAAGGCATGAGATTTGTTACAAGATATTTATCAATGGTCAATACATCTTTAGACCCAGCTTTTATGATTAATAACTTTATAAGAGATGTACAAACTGCTTATTTTAATTTATTGGCAGAAGAAGAAATTACTAACGGAAGAGCAAAAGGTTTAGATATATCTAAAAAATATTTCACATCTAAAAATATTCTGACTAATTCAGCCCTATTAATTAAATTTGAAAAAAATAAAACTCTTGCAAATAAATCTATGAGAGAAGAGATGGCTGAAATGCAAAGAGAGGGTGTAGAAATAAACACTGACACAATAAAAGAACTTGGACAAAAGTATGGTCTTTCAGAAAATTTAATTTTAAAAAATGCAAAAATGCTTTTGTTTAAAAAATACGGTGGAGAGACAGGATATATTGACCAAAAAAATGTTGAGCAAATGACACAGGAATTTGAAAGATTAAGAGACATTTATTCTGGAAGTTTTAAAGGAAAAGTCAAAGATGGTTTATACAGTTCTTTAGCTATTATTGAAAGGTTTAACTCGGGCATTGAGAATGCAGCTAGATTTACTGCTTTTGAGGGTTACATTGAAATGATTGGTGGGATTGATGTGGCTACTCCAAAAGATTTTGAAAAAGCAGCTGTCTTGGCAAAAAACCTTACAATAAACTTTAACAGAATGGGAACTATGGGTCCTACAGCAAACGCACTTTACATGTTTTTTAATGCTTCAATACAAGGTTCTGTTAATGTATTTAGAGGTCTTGCAGGAAAAGAAAAATCATCAAGAAAAGTAAAAGCAACAGCAGCTTTAGGTTTGTTAGGCTCGTTATCTACCATGTGGAACATTCTTTATGGAGCAGAAGACGAAGATGATGGTGTTAATTGGTATAAAAAAATACCTGATTGGGAAAAACAAACTAAATTTATTTTTATGTTTCCAGATATAGATATTTCTAAAGGTAAGGTGCAGGTTGATAGATGGGGAACAGGCTCTAAATATTATTTAATTTCCGATGACGGAGAAAGAAAATTACCAATAGGCTTGGGCATTCCAAAGCCTTATGGTTATGCACTGTTTCATGACTTAGGAAGAGTCACAACAGAATATGCTTTAGGAAAAATTGTAGACAATTATGATGTTTCTTTTCAAGAAGCAACACTAGATTTGACTGAATCTTTATTACACAATTATGCACCTTTAACTTTTTCTGATAGAGATACATTTGGAGAAACTGCAGCAGCAGTTATATCACCTTCAGCATTTAAACCTGTAGTAAATTGGATGCAAAATAAAGACCATTTTGGTTCCCCTATAAAAACAAGCGAAGATGTAAGAAGACTTATTGGCGATACTATGCCAAGGAGTTATAACCAATCACAAAGAGCTTTTGAATTTACAAAAGGCATGACTCGTTTTATAAATGATTTAACAGGAGGCAATCAATTTTATTCTGGTGCAGTTGATATAGACCCAAGAACTTTACAATATTTTATTGGCGAAGCTACAGGTGGACTAGGAAGGACCTCTTTTAGATTTTACGAAGCTGGTAAACAATTGACAACAGAGTTTACACAGCCGAGTACAGATGTTCTTGGATTGAGAAGGGTGTTGGCTGGACCCAGAGATTATGTAGACTCTGAAATCTTTGAAAGAAATGTGCAAGAGGTACTTAAATTTCAAGAGGCAATGAGAGAATTTGCAGATACTGACATGGATGAAGAAAAAATGTCAGAAACGGAAGAAGAATTTAGAGAAAGAATTGGCTCTGGTTTAGAAGATTTGACACTTACAGGTTCAGAAGAAGAAAGAAAAGCAATAAGAGAGGCTGGGTATGTCTCAATTTACGATGAGACAACTAAATTTATAAAGGAAAAAAATAAAGAACTAAGGCAGTTAAATTTAGATTATCAGGCAGCTGAAGATTATGATACAAAAATGCAATTAGAAGCTGAGAAAAAAGAAATACAACTAGAAATTTTAGTAAAGAAAAAGAATTTCAATCAAGATTTTAATGAAGTTAAAAAATTAATGGCAGAAGAATTAAAAGCAAAAAAAGCCAAAGATGATGAAGAGGATTAGAAAGCAGGACAAGCTATTAACATAACCTATTTAGGGGAGAAAAATATGAAAAAATCTCTTGCCCTGCCGAAGGTCTAGTCATCAAGATACCAGACTATTAGACACCTCACAAGCATCATTAAGATAATCTTTAGACAAATGTGCGTATCTAGTCACGATATTGAAATCTGACCAACCTCCTAAAATCTGTAACGTATGTAAAGGCGTACCATTTTGTACATGATGTGAAGCCCATGTATGCCTTAAATCATGCCAACGCATACCTTTCAAACCAGCTTTATCTAATGCTTTATACCAGCCTGTATTAGATGCTCTGGTTATTTTTCTACCTGCATAGGTAAAAACATAAGGACCTTTCCTTTCAATGCTGCTTAAAAGCTCTTTGCATTTTTTGTTCAAAGGTACACATAAAACTTTACCATTTTTTGTTTCTGTACCTTCTATAGCTACTTGGTCCTCTACTATTTGCTCCCATCTAAGATTGAGGCAGTTAGACATTCTTACTCCTGTCAATAAGGAGAAAATGAAAGGCTTTTTTAAATGCTCGGGGAGATGAACATAAAGCTTTTCAATATCCTCTTGCGAAAAGTAGTGTGACTTTTTGGGAGAATTATCGACACTTTTCACGAAAGGCTTGGTATCTAACCACCCCAACTCTTCATAAGCAAAATTAAGTATTGCTCTGAAGAAACTTAAATATCTATTGACTGTCCCTGATTTACCCTTGATGCCAGACCTTATGGCAGCAATGTCAGCTCTAGTCAAAGAATTTAAATCCTTATTTTCTAACAATGGGTCAAAATATTTTCTGTATGAAAAATCATTCTTTCCCATCTTTTTAAATCTGTAATATTCTTTAAGTGCTTCTTTCCAAGTCTTCATTTATTTTTCTCCTTTTTTTTAATTGATGTCTTATATTATCCAAGCTCTTTTGGGATAACTTTCCTGCATGTTTAATTTTAGTTTTCATACTGTTTCTAATTGACCTATTTCTTTATCTACATTCACGATATAGTCTTTTGTAACTACACCAATTTCTTTGTTACCAACCCAACAAGCTTTTCTCCAAACAAAGCCATTGACAGCATTCTTACTTGTAGACCTCATTAAGTGCCCTCTTCTGTAATGCAATCTTTTCTTGTGACCTTGTGTTTTTGATTCAGTTGAAACTTCGTCAGGTATGTTTAATGAAACTATGTAATGCTCAAACTTAGGTTTATGTGAAGGTCTGTTTTTATAAGGATTGTCTTTGTTAAACTGTTTGTTGCTTGGTTGTACAAAGCCTTGTTTCTTGCAGCTAACACAAGCATCTTTAAAATCAGGGTTGAATAAAATACCAATGCCAATAACAGTATTCAAAACATGTTCCGAAGTAGACATGAGAGGTGAAGTTATTTCTTTTGAAAAATCAGTGTCAGTGTAATTTTTAACTCTGGCTTTTCTTTCCTGTTTTGCACTGTCTACAAATTCATCTTTATAAATGCTTTTGTAACCCGCTTCCACAACCCTGTTTGGGTTATATAAATGTGTAATTATATTTGGTATGTTTTGTTCCCAAGCAGAAAAAGGGTCATTAGGCATTAAAGGTAAAGGGAAGATAAGACCATTGTCGAGCATACTTACTTTGACCTGATTACCAATTGGAATCCAAAATTCTTGGGGGAGAAAAAAAGACTTTCTGCCCGTCAATACATTTTTAAGTTCACGGTCTAAATTATCATTTAATATATTTTTCTTTGTCTCATCATCCAAACAATAAGAGAAAGTAACTGTGCATCTTAACCAGCAGTCAAATTCAAAGTTTGTCATTTGGTCAAAACTTTTCAAAGCTGTTTTAGAATCTTGTGACCTTTTTGCTATTAAATCTTTTATGTGATTATGTTTTTCAACTTTAGGATATTCTTCCATAGCAACTATAGTTGTAAAAAAAGGATGTTCTTTAATTATCAAGCATTGTTCGGATGGAACTCTTATCACTATGTCCTCAAAAAATTTATTGACTGTAGTGTTGTTAGGCATCACATCTAACAAGGTTGTCAGATTGTAAGTGTACTTTTGTGATTTGAGCCACTTGTCATATTCGTCTCCACAAATACTAATGAACTTTTCTAAAGAATTATTGAAATCATAATCAGGTGCAGTTTGTTTAAGACCCGCCATATTTCCTAGCATGTTGAGATTAATTAAATCAATATAATTATTTTTAAATTTTTTACTTACTTGCTGCCCTTGAGACCATGTAGCATTATTTAAATCAGCTAAACTAAGAACATCATGTGCATGATAAAACCCGCTTGAAAGTTGTTGCTTGTTTCTTAATCTATTACCCCTCATTGCATCATACCTTCGTCATCTTTATTAAGAAGTTGTTTTAGTTTTTCATTCCACATTTTTTTGAACTCTGGATTTTTTGCTGCAATCTCTGCTTCTTTTAAAGCTACAAATCTTTCTGACAAATGTCTGTGCTGTAGTATTTTTCTCCAGCTGCTTTCTGGTAATTTGTATATCTTAGAATTATCTTCCATTTTTCTTTCTCTCTTCTCTTTGTTTTTCTTTAAAACACTCCGTACAAATTTGAGTTTCTTTTACAGACCAAAGACCTTCATCTTCTGTTACTTGTTCCGAGCATTCGTCACAAATATATTTGATACCTGTGATTCTTCCGTTTTCATAAATAATTAATTCCATTATTTCAACTTAACAATTGTGTTCTTAAATATTCTGCCAACAAAGTTTTCAGGTTTGTTTTCTTTAAAGTCATTGAAGAGACTCTTGCCGCCAAAGACTGCCCTCTTTGCATAAACTACTTTATGTCCGTCTGCTTCCAGCTCTTTGACATAAGCATCCATCTCTTTATTGATTTCAATATCTCCTTCTACAGTTTGCTCCCAAACTAATTGCTTGGACCCGTCAGGTAATTGGATTTGTATTTTGAAGTTGCTATATTCCATTTTTTCTCCTTAATATGTTATTTAATGGTTTATGTGTTAAGAGTATCACACGATTACAAATGACACAAGCATTTAATTTGAGCTCCCTCTGTGGCAAATTAACCCACATTCATGTACCACTAATGTTTCGTGGTGTAAGGGTACAGGTATCACACACATTTGCCTAGATACGACACCAGAGGGAAAGCACCGATTTTTGGAGGTACCCTTATCTTTAACCAAAATCATTTCAAATAAAATTCCGTATTAAATAATAAAAAAAGCAGCCAGACAGATAACAGGAAAATAATAAAATCTTTAGGACCCATTTTTTTCTCTCCTTTTTTTATTGTTAGCTTCTCGAACTGATTCGTTTTCTGCAGAAAACCATTCTTCAATAATTTGTTTTTTCAATTTTTGCTCAGATAGACCTGTGTTATTTTCTAAAATATTTAAATGTTTTTGTGCAACTACTAAAGTTTTATGATTGTGAAAACTTTCATCAGTTAAAGTGTATTTATAGTTTGGACCTGAATAATAAACTACGTTATCTAGCATTTCTGCAGACATTCCATAATCTATTTTTTGTTTTTTATTTTTCATATTTTCTCCTATATGAATTGTTGTTTAAGTTGTGAGTGTATCACACAATTACAAATAATTCCAAATAGTTTTGTGACAATTGTGTGAAATCTTTTGATTAAAATGTATTCACAGTGTATTTCTTAAATAATTTTATAGGAATCAAACAAGCTATCTTGGCTTGTGTATCTCCATCCCCTGTAATTTTTTGTGACTTTATATTGTTAATTAAAATACATTCAAGTATTTTTTTTGGTGTGGTCCACATTATTTCTTTGCCTGTATCTATAGCCCAATAATCTGCTTCAGTCGCTAACAGTGCTGATGGTTTTTTAAACATAAACAACTCTATTAAAATGTTGCCTGTTTCTTGTGATTTATAATCAAACTTAACTTCAATTTTTTTATCTACTTCTGGCACAAAAATATCATACTTAGAAAATTTTCTAGGTATCAAAACAGCTGATGGATATTTTTTTTGTATTGAAGAAAGAACTTTTTGTTCAATGTTTTTACCAATAATTAAGTCGCTATAAAAAGCTTCTTGACTATTTTTTTTGTAGTTCCTTGTAGTCATCCTCAGATAACAAAGACTTCACTGAGACTTCGTTGAAAGCGTGGTCAGAAGAAGTTATTTTCTTTGCAATTTCAATACACTTTAAATCAGAAGATGTGACTTCAGATTGAAATGTAGCGGCATTTATTACAGTCAAAAGCATATCTCTGACAGTAAGATTATCTATTTTAGAAATTTTTGAAAGTTGCTTCCATCTATATTCTTGAGATTCAAGCTGCCTTATTTTAAAGCCTTGACCTGCATTTTTTAGATTGATTAGTTTTCTTTTTAAGGATGAGTAAGTATTCCAATTTGTAATATCTTCCTGCTCTCTTCCACAACTTTTACACCTAAAGTCTCCATAAGTTGTAGTGCACACTCCCCTGCAAGGAGAGCCAGACAAACTAGCTTCCCCTTGTATTGATGAGAGCCTTGCTGAATTTGCAAGACTCTTTTCTGAGTTAGTTTCCATCTTACAAATGAGAAAGAATTAATCTTTCTGGGCTAATTTTATAGAAAAAATGGTGTTTTGTATATCTTTTGTAATTAAAAGAATTAAAACGGAATATTGGTGTCTTCAAACCCTTCTTCTTCTACCGCCATTTCTTTTTGCTCTATTTTTTGCTGCTTTATAGGGCTAAAAGAAAAACTCATTGCTGGTGATTTTTCACTAGCACCTGCTTTTCTAGTCCAAGCGTTTACAAACACATCTACTTTGATGCCTGTAATATCACCATTTCCATTTCTAATTAAATATTTTTCTATGTTATCAACAGTGTTGTAACCTTTAGGGTCATTATCTAAATTAGTTGTAGATAAAGTAATGTTAGCCCTGCCTTGGTGTGTTGCAGAATTTTCATTCTTTTTATCCTTATTGCCCCATACAGAGCCCCTGTTTGTGTTGTCGAAAGTTTTAGTCATTTTTTACCTCTTATGTCTAAAGTTTCTTGTTTTCCTCTGCCTGAACATATCTTCCAATGATTGCTTTTAAACAAGAAGATATACTTCTTGCATAAAACTCATGGTCCATAGTTTCAGTAAGGTCCTTTAATGCGTTGTAATCTTTCTCAGAAATCCTTGAAAGAACAACTTTGTTTGTACTCTTTTGAGTGTCTTGCATTTCTACTGCCATTTTTACTCCTCTATTAGTTTTGTATAGATTCTTGTGTCCCCTTCTTGTCTATATTTTTCAATAACCTCAAAGGGTATGTTTTCCTCCTTAACAAGATTAGAATAATTGACTCTGCCTTTGGCTTGTGTCATGTGGCATCTAACCTTTCCATTTTTAGTTAATGTTTCAAAGGAACCTTTATTTTCTGCAACCAGCTCTTTTGCTAGTTCTTTTTTTCTTTTTTCTAATTCGTCTTTCTTTGTAGATATTTCTGCCAAAGCAATTTGTATCTCTGCCAACTCTTCAGTTTTTTCTGTATTTTCTACTTCCTTATACTGAATACCAACTCCATCTCTATCTGCAGACCAAGATGAAATATATTTAGGGTCCTGACATGCTTTGTGATACCAATCTATAAATTCTTTTGCTTTAGGTATGTAAGTCTTAGCCCACTGTGGTTCTCTTTCTACCCATTCTTGATGGTATTCTGTATCGCTATACCATTGAAAAAACAACATCTCATCTAGGTCCATGCACTCCATGCCAAGCTGCATTTGATGCCAATAATTTCTTTTTTCTTCACGAACATTTGTACATGGTTTTGTTTGTGGACATTTAACTTCAACTGCAGACGTTTTGCCGTTCCTGCCTTTTACAAGCACACCATCTGGAGACATACCCATCCAATCATATTTAGGATGCACAACAAAAGATGGCTGCACTATTTGATAGCCTAACTTCTCTAATGTTTTCAAAGCTTTGGGTTCATTTTCTTTACCCATAGCTATTGCATAAAGTGCTCTTTGGTCAAACGGGTCCTGTGGGAGCTTCTTCCATTCTCTATACATGTCTCTACCCATTGCATCCCATTGGTCTCCTTTAAGCCAGATATGCTCTTTGACTGCTCCTGCAAACCTAGTCCCTGTAATTCTGTTGGTCCTTTGGTCGTGCCAAGCCTGTGAGCCTTGTACTATGTCAGACATTCTTCCTCCTGCACATCAAAAGCATTCTTGAAATTTTCTACTATTTTGCGTATTTGTTCGTCTGAATATTCATAATAAATTCCGCCTTCATTCCAAAAAAATATTCCGTCTTCTAAAGTTCCGTGTTCCTTATGAATTAACTTTATTCTTGTAGGCAACTCTTCAAAGTATGACCAATTATCATGACCATATTTTAGTTGCGAGTAAGCTGATATATGTTTTTTTAATGTGTAATCAGTTTTTATCATTTAGCATTCTCCGTTTTTTTATTTTCAGATTTTAATTCTTCAACTTTATTTTTAATTACTTTCAATGTTTCTTCATCTCCAGATAAAGTAGCTGCCTTAGTAAAATTTTCTATAATAGATTTGTACTCGCTTTTATCTGCTTTTTGTATCGCCTCAAAAAAAGCATCTCCAGAACTTTTTTCTGGTACAAATTCATTAGATTCTTCTTTTGAAGATTCTGTTTTGTTTTCTACAACATTGTATTCTTCTTCTGGTTCACCCTCAGAAAATGGAACACAAAATGTTGAAAGCAAAGATGTTTTAAAGGCAAAACTTTTTGCAGCTTCTAAGTCTTTCCCTTGTTTAGATTTTGATTGACCAGCATACATGACATCAATATAGCTTCCATCTTCACAAGATAAAAACCTCAATGTGCCAGATAATTTAGTCATAGTGACTCCGCCATCAAAAGGTTTTATGACAATTTCTAAATCAGGCTGAATAGCAGTTAATATTTTATTTTGTCTGAGTGGTTTTGAGAATGACTCAATCACTTTGTCGATAGACCTGTAATCGTAGTTGTTAAAACTGTTGTGACTATCTTTTTCTATTCCTTCTTTGTGCACATATTCTTGTACATTTTGAAGGGCTTCATAGATTTTTAATTTACTCATTTAGACCTCCGTAAAACACAATGATACAGAAAATTAGTTTGATTTCAAATAATTCTTTACTATTTTTTTTTGCTGTGGCAAAGTTCATTCCAGAGGTCTACATGTCACTTGAATACATAACTAAAGTCTT